GCCGGGAGTCGTATATTCATACATCTCATTTTTTGCCCACTGTTTTATATGAACCATCTCATGAGCAAGGGTGATGAGGATATTACGGATAACGCATGTGCTATCAAGTTCAATAGTGAATTCTTTGGGCCGATAGGATTCATCTTCCCAAATTGCAGTTCCTTCGGTGTTTTCATCTTTGAACATATTTCGCTTCAAATTAATATTGAGCTCGAGATTGTTGATGAGTCTCTTACCCATCAATTTTTCAGCGTAGAACCAACTCGCATCCGTGATCATCTCACGAACCGCCTTGTTTGAACCTGTAACCTTAATTAGCATATCAACCTATGTTTTCTCATCTTATATCCTATAGTAACATATAAAATAGGGTTTGTCAAGAGAAATCGTCATCGATAAGTCATTGATTCTAAAGGAAACTCAAAAAAAGTTACCCACTAGCAAGGCCGGGAGCTTGGGGATAGGTCTCATTAGCTATAACCATGTAATTATCATCCCAATCAAATGCCTCTTTGACCACGTTCTCAGACAAGCCCTTATATTTCTGGTGTAGAACTTTGTCCTTCGCTGCAACGAGAATATCAGCTTCATCTGGATGTAGACTCTCCAACAATCCAACAAACATCATCTCACGTTTGTTCTGCACTAATGTAGGATTACCGCCCTCAATATAATGGTATAACTTACGAGCTTCATATGAAAGGTTACTGTGTTCCGTACCTTCTGGAGCATCATTTGGTTTATAGGGAACCTCACCATCAGGAAGAGCCCATTTAATTTTGGGGTCAAATGAAGACTTAATCACCATACGGAGAGAGTCCGTTTGATACTGCCTTAGAAAGGCAACCTTATCCTTTTTTGATTTGAGTTTTGATACCTTATCAAAAATCTCTGCGAAACTTAAAGTGTATGTGTCTATTGCCATTAGAATTCTCCTATCGATTCAACGAGGCTGCGTAACCTCTTTTGTGTAAAATAATTTAGTAGTTTGCTGCGGTCACCTTCTGGTGCATCCTGATATTCCTTGAGGATTTCTAAAAACAACTCTTGAGGTGATTCCTTCAGATCAATCAGTTTCTTGTTTCTCTGATAATTGCGCTTGACCTCATCGCTGGGAAATTCTCCCTCAACCATAGCCTGAATTTTCTTTCTACTCAGGGGTTTCTGGCGAAGGCCATCTACAAAGGTATTGTCTGGGGAAAGAACATTAGGTACGCCATCACTACTGTCGCCTCTGAGAACATGCTCACTCAGATAATCATCTGGGTCAAAACCGTTCACAAATTTCTTAGTGATTGGGCTATACTGTGTGACATTACGAAACTTCTGTAACTGGATAAAGTCTTTGTCACCTGACAGAATCAGTGTCTTGCCGTTGTCAAACTCCAGCTCGCCACATAATGCAGCGATAATGTCATCGGCCTCTGCGCCATAGACCTCTAGATGTTTATAGGGGAAGAACTCTTTCAGTTCTGCCTTGACTGCGTTCAGCACTTCGAAGATGGCATCCCAATCTTTATTATCAGATTCTCTGCCCTTCTTGCGGCTGTGCTTATACTCAGGGTAGTAGTCTCTACGCCAGTAGTGCTTGGAATCATAACACAGAATCAGCTCACCATACTCATCGCAAAACCTCATGCGATACATTCGTAGGGAATTGAGGATCATATGGCGAACCATATCCTCATCGGGCTTGGTCTGCTTAGTCATGTGCAGATGCATCATTACGGATGCAACTGAAATCTGGTTCATATCAACTAATATCATAATTTTTCTTTCGTTCTATTTAGTAATCACTGTAGCATTGAAACTCATCATACGCCGTTCACCTTCAACTGAGAATGGATATACCAGATGTTTCAACCAAGCTGGAAATAATAAAAATTTACCCACCTCTGGTTTAAATTTTAAATTATCGCTCCGAAACGGCTGAGCTTCACCAAACCCAAACTCAATCAATCCCTTTGCTGGATAGTGGTCCTTAAAATCTTCTTCCCACTCATCATTCATTCCTTCTGGAACCTTGAGATAGATACCAGCAGAGAAGTCAGCGTTGTGGTGGTGAAAAGGATTAAAGTCACCGGCATACTGACTAACCACCCAACTTTGAGTAAGATGAATGTTAGCTAAAGTTGGTTCTGTTCCAGTGGATAATCGAGTCCAAGGATTATTTCTCTTGTGTTCAATCATATAATTCAGATAGTCTAAACATCCCTGTTTCATTGTATTGAACAGAAATGTTCTATCATCCTTATCAGCAACAGGAATTTGAATTTCTTTAGTTACTTTGCCAACAAGCTTATGTGACCAATCCCATTTTTTACTCTTCGCATCACTAGACAGAATATCATCTGATACATCATTAACAATGTGAACAAACCTATCTGGAACCGTTGTCTCTAGGATTGTTGGGCTGAATGGTTCATGAAACTTCTGGGTCATCATCAACTTCTTCTAATATATCAGCAAGTTTAATAATAGTATCAAAATCAACTTCTGTTTCAACAGTGTTATCTTCAAGAATCGTGATATCAACAAACTCTTCCATGAACTTATGAGTTGGATGTTCCAGCTCCAAGTCTCTGTAAATAGAGCCCTGCACCAGCTCAATAACCATCGACATATCACGAACAAAAGAATTTTCAGAAATATCTATACCGTTCTCGCTCATCGTATGTATCATCTGCACAATTAAGCTCTCAGATAACTCTTCAGCAAACTGAAGCTTCTGACGTAAAGCAACAATATCCTTATCAGGAAGTTTTACTTTTCTTCCGCCTTTTGCGAGCCACGGGCCCCTTATCACGTTCTCCGACGCTGGCGTCTCTTGATCGTTCATATCCGATTTCCTCTTCAAGCATTTCTTGTGTGTAAGTACATCCCATATCTGGGTAAAAAGTTCCTACATCTCTTTTTGGTTCACCCTTCTTGGGCCCATACCAGTAGTATCCTAAAACAACACAACGATTACGAATCTTACCCTGTTGTTGATCACCATAGAACATATCAACCCAATCCCCATCACGGAGATATTTTTGCATATTGCGAATATATCCTTCATGACTAGCAAGTTTTGCGTCTGCACCTTTGACATTCTGTCGGACAGCGGCACGTTCAGACTTTGCATATTCTTGTTGAACCCTGATCCATTGCTTGATCTTAATAGGACTCAGTTGATGTTCATCAGGTAAGTTACGCAAACTCTTATGAATATTTGTCTGACCATAATTAGGGTTCTTTTCTAATTTTGCTTCCCTTGCTTTAGCAAGTCGCTCTGATGCCATAGCCTTCTGCTCATCAGTCATAGGTTTGCGGGGCTTGCGTTTCTTGGGCGCTTTCCACTCACTGTTGTCTGTGGTAGCAGTTATCTTCTTTCGTGCCATTAGATCAATATCCTTGTTCGGCTATTCGTTTTGCAGCTTCTTTTTTTACTCGACGTTTTGCAGCTGCAATAGAATGCCTGCGTTTTTCGCCCTTAGAAACATAATGTTCCCGTTCTCTTAACTCATTGAATAAACCGCTTTCCATTAACTTCTTTTTCATAATACGCAATGCCTGATCGATATTATTATTTCTCACTTCAATCGCGTTTCTACCACTTTTAATATGTTTCATCTTCCGATATCCTTTATATCTTTTTTGGAAATAACTTGATATGCACCTTTGTTGTATGCCGGTGCAATTGTAAAATTGTGTTTGTGTACTTTCCTTTTTGGCGTAACACCAACTGGAATATTATTGGAAAGAGGTATCTGGTCGGAGTGAGAAGATTCGAACTTCTGACCCTCTGCTCCCAAAGCAGATGCGCTACCAGGCTGCGCTACACTCCGTGAATGGTGGAGTCGAGCGGGATCGAACCGCTGACCTGATGCTTGCAAAGCACCCGCTCTCCCAACTGAGCTACGACCCCCTAGTCCCATCTTTTTTAGAAATTTCTCGTGTTGACGTTCAGCCTCTAGGACAGAGATCGACTTCTTGTTCTGTTTGCGCTTGCATGTATTCGTAGTCGAATAGTACACAGGCAATAAATGCATACCGCTCATGATTATAACTATATACTAGTTTTTAGGATTTGTCAAGGGACATTATTTTACCAGCGAGCCTTTTTAACCATTCGGCACTCATGACGCATTACAGTGTAATAATCACCGTAGCGATTTTGACGCAATTGCGGGACACGATCACAAATCTCAACCCACCGATGCCGGCGGTGATGACGGCGATGATGCCGATGTCCTCGTCTTTCCTGCACAATAACTGTCTCATGGCCATGACTGTTACTAGCAATTATAACGCCCAGTACTGTCCCAAATATCACGGGACCGATCCAGTCGTTTCCACCACCATGACGACCGCCCGCCTCTGCAATTGCAGGGACAAGCAACATTGCTGTTGCAGCGCATATGATTAAAAACTTCTTCATAACTTTCTCCCTATTTTTCATCACGCCTTCTTTATCTTCTTCGTCATCTTCTTTGATTCCCTCAGAGCCTTCGCAATCATCTCTGATACAGGAATAAGTTCCTTGTCGCCATCCTTATCGAGCACGGTTGCGATAAAGCCATCCTTTTCTAGAGTTTCTAGTAAAGTTGCAATAACATTTTCAATCATATTCTTACCGGAAACGTATTTCCCGATATAGTATGCGCCAGCAAGGCATCCTGTCGCAATCATTGTGTGTATATAAGTGTCCATTGAAACTATTTATCTCTGTAATTTTCCATCTTTATACAGTATATACCATATAAAATGTTTTGTCAAGGATTAAATTAGCTATTATTAAAAATAATTTAATAGAACATAATAAACAGTAATATGATCAATATCCCAGATATAAGGCCGTGAACCCATGCGCCCAAAATATCACTATCGAACCAGTGCGGAGTATTCTTAAAATACACATCAGAAGCTTTATGTCCTGTTTTAAAACTAAAATAGTTTTTACTCATAATTCGCTCCTACTTTGTGGTTGCAATAAACACACCATTCCAATCTTTTTCAAGTGGTTGTGTCTTCATAAATTCACATCGTTCAATCCACATGGTATAATAATTTCTCATTCTCCCGTCAAACTCTATACTCAAATCATTACACAATCGAATAGCGTGATCGAACTGTTGATTACTATAATACTCGTGCATTCTTTCATGCTGGGTTTCTGCAATAGCCCAATTGGTATTCTTCATCATCCAATCCATCTCACTCAGGACGGTGTAGATACGAATACCAATGGTCTTACCCTTGACTGCCAGTTCATCGACCTTCAGATAGAAGAAGTCATCCTTGGTCATGTCATAGGTAGATTCACCGACCAACAATAGACAACCATACTCTTTACACTTGCTCTCTATACGAGCTGCAGTCGATACTGCATCTCCTAGAACATCATAGGAGTGACGTTTAGTAGAACCCATCTCTCCAAGATAACCAAGACCAGTATTAATACCAGCACCCATGCCAACTGGTGGGCGCCCCTCAGAAACGATTTTATCATTAAATTTCTCCACTGCACTCAACATCTGTAGTCCAGTGTTAACTGCGCTCCTTGGGTGGTCATCATCATCAATCGGTGCATTGTGTATGTGCATACTCGCATCACCAATATACTTAATCACCATACCATCGGAGTCTAAAATAGGTTGCGTGATTGCATCCATATAACCATTCATAATTTGGGTTAGTCCCTTCACGTCATCACCAAAGCTTTCGCCCAACGGTGTGAACCCACGAAGATCAGAGAAGCAAATGCTAATCTCCTTCTTCATGCCGTCTTTGATTAGTGAGGGGTTTTCCTGTAGCAACCGAACCACGGTAGGTGATGCGTAACCAGCAAACTGTTTCTTGATCTCCATCTTCTGCTTATATTCTTCCATGAACCGTAAGAACGCAGCAATGGCCCAGACCACAAACATAGTAAGGACGGGATAGGACCAATCTACTAGATAACTGTATTCGGTGAATAAAAATGCTGACCCATAGAATGAACCAGCGAGGAATATGGGCAGTAACACTGCACCAAAATACCATGCCATGGTCAATACAACAATAGTAAGGATCAACGCACCCGCACCGCTGACTGCAAGTTCTGCAAGGTCAGTCCAAAATGGACGGGTAATATTTCGTCCTGTCATCATGGTAGCAAGTGATGCAGCAATAAGATCATGGGACTGTATGACCCCCACAGGAGTTGCAACAGGGCTTCCAAGACCAGAAGCAGTCATACCAAGTATCACGATTTTCCCTGTGAGCTTTGGTAGTTTCTCATGCAGAGGATAGCTTTGTGTCTTATACTGAAAGTCCAACCATATATTACCATTAGCATCAGTGTCAATCATCTTGTATTTTGGTATGCGTACCTTTTCCACTCCTGCTATGCCTGTCTTCATCTGGAACGATATATCTCCTGCGGCCATGCGTAAAATTTCCATACTGATAGATGGATATATTTTGTCATTTACAGCAACCACTAAAGGCATACGTCTAACTACACCATCTGCTTCTGGAGCAATCACCATCATACCAACCGCATTGGCGCTCTTAGCCAATTCTGGAATAGGACCAACCACGCCGGGATATCTATATAACCAAGGTTCCCAAGGATGACCAATCGTTGCCACACCGCGCACTACACCAGAATTGCTGTCATCTACACTGGGTATTTGTCCTATGATTGTTGGAGTTTGCTTGAGAACATTAGCAAAGAACTTATCTTTACCGCCGCGATCTGGGTCTGCAAATAGAATAGGCACAACGACAAGACCAGCGCCTGCTTCATAAAGTTTTAATATCTCTTTACCGAGTGTCTCTCTATCCCATGGCCACTGGCCACGTTCTCTAATGGTCTGATTGTTAATTTCTATGGTAACTGTATTATCAAGAATCTGTGTTGTCTGATTGCGTTGATGTTGGTCCATTGCCTTCAGACGAACCATGTCTAGAAACCACGGGTCAGAAAATCGTATTCCACATAATACTAAAATCACAGATAATGATATAATCCACTTTTTCATACTAATTTCCCTGAGTAATCCCCACAGTACATCCACCACTTGTTTGACAGTTTTGTGTAAGAGAGTAAGATTGGTTTGAGCTGCCTTGTTGTTTCAAAGTCAAATCTGTATGATATGTGCCTGTCAAATCTACTGTTGCAGTATGAGCACCAGAATCTTTTTGTATAACAGA